ATCTTACCTGCAGTCATCAGTCATTGAGACATTTTTCTAGGCAAAACTTTTTTTAAATGCCATTTTATTTTTGAAAATGAAAAACAAAAAACACCAACCAGATGCGATTGAATTGGTCGATTTAGACTGCTTAATTCCTTACGCTAAAAACAGCAGGACACACTCCGAAGATCAAGTGGCGCAAATAGCTGCAAGCATTTTGGAGTTTGGTTTTACCAATCCTGTATTGATCGGAAACGACAACGATATTATTGCTGGCCACGGTAGAGTTTTGGCAGCCAGAAAACTTAAATTTGGAAAAGTGCCATGTATTCGTTTAGGTCATTTAACAGAAACACAAAAAAGAGCTTACGTCATTGCCGACAACAAATTAGCCTTAAATGCAGGATGGGATGAAGAACTTTTAGCAATTGAGTTAACCGATTTGAGGGAAATTGATTTTGATTTAAATCTGACGGGATTTGATGCTGATGAAATTGAAGCATTTTTAAATCCAGAAACTGAGGAATCAACATTAAGTGATGAATACACGCATAAAATTGATACCCCTGTTTATGAACCAAAAGGAGAAAAACCTAAGATTTCCGAACTTGTAGACAAAGAAAGAACCGAACTGCTTGCTGATAAGATTAAAAAAGCAAATATTGATCCTGATATTCAAAATTTCTTACTTGAGGCTGCAAATCGTCATCTGACATTTAATTACGAAAAAATTGCCGAGTTTTACTGTCACATGAACAAAGAGACACAAGAACTAATGGAAGATTCAGCTCTTGTTGTTATTGATTTTCAAAAAGCGATGCAATTAGGTTATTTAAAGCTGAAGGAAGATGTTGAACAAATACTTACAGAAGAAGACGATGAAGCTTAATGAATTTTGTATTTTTGTAATTAGCCACGGTCGTCCAGATTCAATTGTTACTCTTAAAACTTTAAAGGGATGCAATTATACTGGAGAGACATATATTGTATGTGATAACGAAGACGAAAAAATCAAAGAATATCAAAAAAACTACGGGAAAAAAAAGATTCTTGTTTTTGATAAGCTAAAATATGCAAATAAAATCGACAGTTGTGACAACTTTGAAAACAGAAGAACAACAACTCATGCAAGAAATGCTTGCTTTGATTTTGCCGAGAAATTAGGATATAAATATTTTTTAGTCCTTGATGATGATTATACAGCATTTCGTCATAACTTTGATAAAAAAGGGAATTTTGTAAGATCCTATGTTCAAGATTTCGATAAACTTTGTGAAATTTGTTTAAATTTTCTAAATGTTGATGATCGAGTTAAATCCGTTTGCTTTATTCAAGGTGGTGATCTTATTGGTGGAGTATTGGCTTTAGTCAGTCAACCTTTTCCTTTTAAAAGAAGAAAAGCAATGAATTCATTTTTTTGCAGTACAGAAAAAAGGTTTTGGTTTTTTAGTCGATTAAACGAGGATGTTAATACCTATCTAGAATTAGGCAAAAAAGGAGACATCTTTTTTTCTATTCCAGAAGTTGCTTTAAATCAAAAACAAACACAATCAAATGCAGGAGGAATGTCTGATGCTTATCTGGAAAGCGGCACTTATGTAAAATCATTTTATTCAGTGATTATTAATCCTTCATTTGCCAAAGCGACATATCTGCCTCGCATGAATCGTATCCATCACAAGATTTCATGGAAAAACGCAATTCCTAAAATATTGGATGAACACCACAAAAAGAAATGAGCGAAAAAAAGCCATTAAATCCAAAAGGAAAAAATCCATCAGTTCCTGTATCTTCTTTAGCTAAATTATTTAATTTAACTAGTGTCAGAATTCAACAACTTGCTTCTGATGGGATTGTAATTAGGACCGGAAGAGGTAGATATGATTTATGGTCTTCTATTTCTAATTACATTGAATACTTACAAGAAAGAAAGGTTAATCAGTGGGACAATGAGTCTGAAAATCCTACGGAATTAAAAAAACACCAATTGCGACGAACTAAAGAAGAGGCTGATAAATTAGAATTGGCCAACGCTAAAACAAGAGGAGATTTAATTGAAAAAAATGAAGTTATTAAAGCTGGAGAAGAAATAATGGCTATTGTTAAAAATTCCATTTTAAATGATAAAATAACAGAGGAAGCTAAAGATAAATGTCTAAAAAATTTACTAAGGCTGAAAAGCAAATTAAATGAAATATGAAATTACCAAAATAGTTGAATCGTGGCTTAATGTTTTTGAGCCACCTCCTAGGGTAACTGTTTCTGAATGGGCTGACAGTTATCGTTATTTGTCACCAGAATCATCAGGTCAGCCCGGTAAATACTCATCAACGGTAACTCCTTATGCAAGGGAGTGGATGAACTCAATTAACGATCCGCAAGCAACCGGGACGGTGTTAATGGTAGGGGCTCAACTTGGCAAAACTGAGGTTTTGAATAACATGATTGGATATTTTGTTGATATTGAGCCAGCACCAATTTTAATGGTTCAACCGACGATTGAGATGGGTGAAGCGTGGAGTAAAGAGCGACTTGCACCAATGTGCCGGGACACGCCAAGAATCAAAGACAAGATTGCAGATGTAAAATCGCGAACTAGCGGTAACACAATATTGCACAAAACATTTCCGGGCGGCAATTTGGCAATTGCTGGAGCTAATGCTCCGGCTGGATTGGCGTCACGTCCAAGGCGGGTTGTTTTGCTTGATGAAGTTGATCGCTACCCGGTAACGGCTGGAAGTGAAGGTGACCCATCAAGCTTGGCTATACGCCGAACAGAAACATTTTGGAATGCAGTTGTGGTTATGACATCTACCCCTACCGTAAAAGGAAGAAGTCGTGTTGAAACTGAATTCGAAGCCAGCGATCAGCGTAGATTTTTCGTTAATTGCCCAAAATGTGAATATGCGCAAACTTTAAAATGGGTGAATGTTAAATGGAAAGCCGACGACGGGAGTGATGCTTGGTTACAATGTGAAGGATGCGACGAGCACCTAACCGATGAAAATCGCATTGAAATGGTTAAAAAAGGTAAATGGATTGCAACATATCCAGAAAGGACATTGAAAGGTTATCATTTACCGGGCATTGCTTCACTTTTTCGTCATAAAAAAGGTTTTGTTTCTAGATTGCATCAAATGGCATCGGAAAACATTAAAGCTAAAAAAGCAGGAAAAGAGTCGCTTAGGACGTGGATAAATACGTTTTTGGCAGAGACGTGGGAAGATGAAGGAGAACAAGTTGCGTGGGAACCATTAATGCAACGGCGGGAAGATTGGGGTGATTTTCCTAAAAATGCTCTTATTTTGACCGCTGGCGTTGACATTCAAGGCGATAGATTTGAGGTTGAAATTGTAGGCTGGGGAGAAGGTGAGGAATCATGGAGCATTGAATACCATTGTGTTATGGGAGATTTTAATATACCAGAAACACATGCCGCACTTGATGAAATTTTGCAAAAGAAATTTATACATCCAAGCGGTGCGGAGCTTTTTATAAGTTGTGTTTTTATTGACTCAGGACACAAAACAAAAGCTGTTTACGCTTTTACGAAACCTCGCGAAACAAGACGTGTTTATGCTTGTAAAGGTGTTGGAGGTCCGGGTGTGCCATTACTTGGAAGACCAACAAGAAGGGGTGTAGACAAAGCAGCATTATTTAGCATTGGGACAGATACAGCTAAAGAGTTGACATATTCACGACTTTCCTTAGGTGAAAAAGGATCGGGTTTTATGCATTTTCCAAACGATCGACAAGAAAATTGGTTTCGTCAATTAACAAGTGAAACAAAAGTGACTCGCTACAAAAATGGTGTGCCATTTACACGTTTTGAGAATCCTAGCAAAGCACGAAACGAAGCTCTTGACATCCGAGTTTATGCAACTGCCGCATTATCATTGATGCGAGTTAACTGGAACAAACTAAAGAAAACCATTCAAGACCCGCCTAAGAAAAAAGCCGCCAAACCAAAAAAGAATGCCCGTGGAAAAAAAGGCGGGTGGGTGAATGATTGGTAGAGTTTGACATTTAGTCAAATTCAATGGCCGACAAAACTGACGAGGAAAAGCTGACTGCAGCGTTGGCGATGATTACGAAGATTGAAACGACTCTTGGAACACTTTATGAAAAAACGGCTAGCGCAACCAGCTTTGGAGACCAAAGTTTGACACTTGCAAGCATCGCTGATTTGGAAAAAAGCCGTGACCGTTGGAGACAAGAAGCGGAAACATTAAAGGCATCAGTTAACCGTCACCGCAAAACTTTGAAAATTCAATTCAGATGATTCAATACCTAAAGCGCAAATTCTCGCCGCCAAAAACAGCCGTTCGCAGATTCAACGCCACCCAGTCAAGCCGTTTGACGCTCGACTGGATTACTGCCTGCCTGTCGCAAGATGGTGAGCTCAAAGGGCAGCTTCCAATTCTTCGTGACCGTTCGCGTGACTTGGAGCGAAATAATGAATGGGTAAAAGGTTTCTTGCGTAGCCTTGAGAACAACACACTTGGAGAAAAAGGTGTATCTTTACAGGTAAGGGCAAAAGAAGCTAATGGACAGCTTGACGAAATCGCCAACAATATAATTGAGCGGGCTTGGAAGCAATGGAGCAAAGTTGGCAACTGTGAAGTTACAGGACGCCACTCATGGATTGACGTGCAACGCTTAATCCTTCGATGCATTGCACGTGATGGTGAGGTGCTGATTCGAATGATTAAGAAAAGCACTGGCTTATGCTTACAGATTCTTGAAGCCGACCTTTTAGACGATAGCTACAACGCCCGGGCTGACAACGGTAACGAAATCCGGTTTGGTGTTGAGTTTGATTCATACCGCCGACCAGTTGCTTACCACTTGCTTGGCAACCATCCCGGAGATTCTCAATTCAACGCTGATTTTAAGCGAAGAATCCGGGTGCCAGCCGAAGAAATCATTCACCCGTTTAAAACAGAGCGACCAGAGCAAAGCCGGGGCATCCCTTGGCTTGTAAGCTCAATGAACAGGCTCAAGATGTTAGACGGCTATGCAGAAGCCGAACTTGTTGCAGCTAGAACCGGGGCCGCTAAAATGGGCTTTTTCACCAAAGCAACACCAGACGGGTGGACGGGTGAAATTGATGATGACGGAAATCTTCCTGTTGATTCGTCGCCCGGCACAATTGAAGAGCTACCTGCAGGAGTTGACTTCAAAAGCTGGGATACCAACCACCCAAATTCAGGCTATGGAGATTTCGTTAAATCATGCCTGCGCGGAGTTGCTACTTCTCTTGGCATTTCTTACAATGCTCTTTCAAATGATTTGGAGGGAGTAAACTATTCAAGCATCCGCGCCGGGTTGATTGAAGAGCGCGAAGTTTGGAAGGCAGTCCAACGCATGATGATTGACCACGTTCTTGAGCCAGTTTTTGAAGCATGGCTTGAAGTCGAGCTTCTTTCTGGTCGCCTTGGTTTGCCATTCGATAAGTTCTTTAAATTCAACGCCCCAGAATTTCGGGGACGCCGATGGGCTTGGGTTGACCCCAAGAAAGACATGGAAGCCGCTGTCCTTGCAATGCGTAACCGCATCAGGCCACTTCGTGACATTATTGCTGATGCCGGGGATGACATCTATGACGTTCTTGCGAAGGTTAAAGAAGATGAAGAACTTGCTGCAAGCTATGGCTTAAAATTAGACCCTGACCAAATTGACAATTCTGAGATTGTCGATGAGCCAGAAGAAGGTTGAAGAACTATCACACCGCTCCTTTGAATTAAATCAACGGGCTATTAACGAAGACGACCGCACAATTGAAATTGCGTTTTCTTCTGAAGCTGAAGTAGAGCGCGGTTATGGCACCGAAGTGCTAGACCACCGCTCTAAAAGCGTTCGCCTTGACCGTCTAAACAACGGCGGTGCTTTCCTGATGGAACACAACCGCAACGACCAGATTGGTGTTGTAGAGAGAGCATGGATTGATGACGACAAAAAGGGTCGCGCGGTCGTTAAGTTTTCAAAGTCGGCAAGAGCCGAAGAGATTTTCCAAGACGTAAAAGATGGCATTCGCCGATTGGTTTCGGTTGGCTATCGCATTTACGATATGGATTCTGAGAAGTTAGACGGAGGACGGGAGTCTATCCGCGCGACTGATTGGGAGCCGTTTGAACTTAGCTTGGTAAGCATCCCCGCAGATGACTCCGTTGGTGTCGGCAGGGCGATGAAAAACGAACAAACGGAAACCCAAAATTTAAAAACTGAAAATATGTCCGAAAATAACGACATCACATCGGCTCCCGAGCAACGCTCCGTGGAGGTAATTAACGAAGCTCCCCGTGTTGACATCAACGCCGAGCGTCACAGTGCTGTCTCTGCCGAGCGTAGCCGCATCGCAAGCATTCAAGCAGTAGCCGAGCAAGCTAAAGAGCGCGGCATCAGCCTTGATGTAAGCAAAGCTGTTGCTGAAGGTGTATCTGCTGACGATTTCCGTCAGGCCGCTTTTGATAAGGTTTGCGAAAAGAAAGCTGAGTTTGTCCCAGCCGACCTTTCCAAGTCTGAAAAGCGTGATTTAGGCCGTTTTGACCTTGGTGCCGCCCTTCGCGCTCACTACTCCGGTGCTAAACTGGAAGGTGCAGAGCGTGAAGTTGTTGAAGAAGGAATTCGCGAAGCTAAGAACGCTGGCATTGGTCAATCTCGCGGTATTATGCTTCCTTCGTTCTACGTTAACAAGCGTGACATGACTGCTGGAACTGCCAACCAAGGCGGCCACACTGTTGCAACTGATAAAGCTGGGCTTCTTGATGACTTCTTCGCTTCTTCAGTAATGAATCAGCTTGGTGCTACTGTTCTCACCGGACTTAGCGGCAACCTTGACATTCCGATTCTTGCAGCCGGAACAGCAGCCGCTAAAAAGGCCGAGAACGCAGCAGCCGACGAAGTCAGCCCAACTACTGCACAGTTGAGCCTTACTCCTAAGCGACTTCCTGCATTTATCGACATCAGTGACCAGCTTTTGGCACAGTCCTCTTCCGCAATTGAAGCAATGCTTCGCGGACACTTGACTGCTCAAATGCTTGAGACTCAGGAAAAAGCATTTTTCCACGGCGGTGGAACCAACGAAGCGAACGGCGTTGCTGATGCTTCTGGAATTGGTGACGTAATTGGTGGAACGCACGGAGCCGCTCCTGACTATGCTGACATCGTTTCTCTTGAAGAGAAGGTTGACGCTCAGAATGCTCTGCAAGGTGGACTTGCTTATGTTACAAACGGCCAAATTCGTGCGAAACTCAAGCAGACCAGCAAGCAAGCTTCTGGAGTTGAAGGCAACTTCATCATCTCTGATGGAAGCCCAAACACCATTAACGGATACCGCGCTGAGTTCACTAACGCAGTTAGCCGCACATTGACCAAAGGAAGTTCATCAGTTGCATCTGCAATCTTCTTTGGTAACTTCGCTGACTATGTAATTGGCTACTGGGGCGGACTGAACCTTGAGCTTCTCCGCGACAGTGCTAACGCCAAGACCGGCTTGCACACCTTGGTTGCTAACACCTACTATGACGGTGGTGTTCGCCGTCCTAAGTCGTTTGCCGCAATGCTCGACGCACTGGGTGCATAATTAGCCAAAGCGCAATAACAATCACAAGGGCGGTGGGGTTAATCCTCACCGTCCTTTTTTGACTTTTAGGAAAGAACATGAAGAATCTGGAAATCATCGAATCTTGTTTTGTAAAAGGTGAACCTGTCGAACCCGGAGCAATCCTTAAGAACGTAGACAACAGCGTAGCTTCTCAATTACTTGTAAGTGGCAGAGCAAGAATTGCACCAAAGGCCGAGCCAAAACCAAAAGCCGAGCCAAAAAAGAAAGCTGCAAAAAAAGCAGCCAAGAAAGCAGCCAAAAAGATAGATGCAGACGGCGATAGCAAATAGCATTAAAGATGCTTTTGTGCAGCACCGTGCTGACTACGGTGTAAGCATTACGATTGACGGCGAGACTGTGACGGCAATTGTTTCAGAGTCGCAGTTTGCCCGGGAGCTTATGGAAGGCGGCTTTGCTGACGAAGGTGACATTGAAGTAAAAGTTTTACTTTCTGACCTGACTCAAATTCCAAGCCTTGGAAAGCCCGTGTTATTCCGCTCAAGAAACTTCAGAGTTTCAAGAGTTGGAACACAACCCGGCGCACTAGTCGGTGAAATAAGTTGCCGCCCGGCTAGGCGTTAAAGAAGCTCAAGCAATCGCTTCAAGTCTTTGGTGTCAGCCCGTAGTGCAGCACGTTCGTCTTCGTCCATCGCTGGCAGTGTCTTTCTTAAAACGGAAAGCAACCGGGTAAGGTGAACAATGTAATTGTCAGAACCAAACTTGCGCTTGCGACCCTCATATTCTTCTTTAGTGATTAGCCTTGGCTCTTTGGGTGAGCATGAAATTGAAAGCTTAAGAATCTTTTTTGACGGTTGTGAATCTTTCCCGGCAAGAAACTGAAGCCAGCCAAACCTAGATTCTTCATTTGCAATTGATGCAACTGCTTGATGATGCTCAAAGCTAAGGTGAGCAATCCGCTTTTCCATCGGAATTCTTCGGCAGACAGTAGCCAAGGCCAACAATGATGCCCTATCAACTCCAGTCGTCTTTTCGGCTTCTTCAAACATCTCTGATGAAATGCGTTTTTTGAAGTTGGTGCCGCCATAGACAAGCCAGTCACCCAATGCCCAACTAAACCGCTTCGTGGCTTCTCCAAATCGTTGCCCGATTTCCCGCCACTCTTCAAAAGGTAATTCAGCTTGAAATGTCATGCCGACTTCACCCGGCCCGTTTTGTGTTAGTTCATTTGTCATTTGATTGTATTTTCTACGTTCTTAAATCTCGCATTGCGGCAGTTTTCACGCCCTTTACGGCTTCGCATGGCTCTTGTCGGTTCTATTCCAAAAGCTTCACACAAGTCAACACAGCGGCGGGAAACGGTAGCTCTGCTCACCTTATGCTCTCGTGCTATCTCGGCCATGCTTTTTCCTTCATAACAAAGTCCAGAAATAAGGCAAAGGCAATCAATGGTTAAATCAGGGTGCGGTGATGCTTTTAAAAACCCAAGCAATCGTCTCATCATAACAAGCACGGGCGACTCAATTGAATTCGTCACTTTCTCTTCTTCCCGTGGGTCGTATGCCGGAACTCGCTCACCGTTTTCCCAGTAAAATTGTTGCATGCAACAAAATTACACAAAAATTGACAGTTTGGCAAATTTTAATGCCTTCCTCTACAAACGGTGCAACTTCGGTCGTAACTCAGATTTCTGAACGGTTTGAAACTGACCGGTTTGGAGTTGATTCTATTGAAATGACGGTTGAAATACCAAACGCCAGTTTTCCATCACAAATGCTTATTGAGGGTGCTACTTATCCCATAAGACCTCCTGCAAGTAGTTCTGCTTATCCAAATATGTCGTTGACTCGCAGAACCGGGCAGCGCGGCAAGCCGGGTTGGTGGACCGTAAACTATGTTTTTGAAGGTTTTTTAGTAAGTTTGCCAGACCCCACTTATGAACTTACAACGTCTTTAAGTCAGGAGCCAATTCAAACACACCCAGACTTTGCAACGTTTGCAGGAACACCAAGCACCAACCCACCAATCAATGGCTCTGTATTTGTTGACCCAGACACGGGTTTTGGGTCTAGAAAAAGCAATGCTATTTGGAAAGAGTTTGCTTTTAAAGGAACAGCAAACGAAAAAGCAGGAATTGAATCTTATTTAGCTCCCGGGGCTGAATGGAGGGAGACAAAATTTCAAACATCAAGGCCAACAGGAATTCGTGACGTTGGAACAATTGAAACACCAGCAGGCTCACCGCCAACTTTATCAGGCCGTGATTGGTTGGCGTGGGGTGAAACATATGTCCGCAGAGGCCATATATACCAAGTCACCAGCACTTGGAAGTTATCTGGAAGAAACGGCTGGGACGCAGACATTTATTCATAATGGACTTACACCAAATTTTCCAAGGTGGGCCGTCATCTTACAAGTGGAAGCAGCTTGGTGAGTATTTAAAAGGCAATCAGCTTAACGCTGGCAAAGGCATCAAGATTGAAAACAGCACTAGCAGCGGAAGCATTATCTCAGCTAAACAGCCAAGAGACATAAGGCAATCACAAGCTCCACCATTTTCTGTTTTAAGTTTGCGGCAAACAACAAGCAACACTTATGCTGTTGAAATTCAAGAAGGCTGGGTAATTGAGCGGAAAACAAGATATGACTCAACTGTTGATGCTGTAGGTTTTCACGAAGTAAATTTAGGCGGGGCAGCAATGTCAACACGGCCAAGAAATGAAGTAACACTTGCACATGACCAATATGCTTATGTGCAATTTTGGACAAGTGCAGAAGGCTTTGTGACCAGTACACCAGTAATTAATGTTGCATCTACTGTCCCAAACAGCACGCACCACCAACCTGCATCAGGTGCAGGAAGTGGTGCATATGGTAATTATAACGTAAAACTTTTCAAGCTAAGTGTTGATAACGGTTCACCTAAAATAATTGTCTACCAGCAAAGCGATATTGAACACACAAGGCTCCCAACCTTTCGCAATGTTGGCGGTGAAAGATATATCCATAAAGATTGGGACGGAGCGGCTGATAGGTATGACTTTAGAACACTAAAGCAACATGAGCCTTCTGGTCGAACTTATGGAAAAGTAATTGTTGATTTTGTTAATACCGAAGATGATGACCAAAATGACGCAATCAAGTTTTCAGCAATTGCAGAAAGAGCTAGTGACCCTCAAATAAATGTAAATGATGACAATAGCGGAACTATTACAGTTGAAGGCAATAATGTAGATGGAACTATATTATGGATGGATTGTGATGGTGATGACACAACCCTTCTTCAATGGAAAGATGGGCTTGTAACCTCAGTGGGTGAGCAAATTATCACGGCAGGGTGCAATGGTTTACCGTCTGGCAGCTCTGGTGACATTCTTTATCACAATGGCACAACTTGGGTGACTTTAGCAAAACCATCAGGAACAAATTCAAATGGAGGAGGTTATGATTTAACACACATGGGTGGTTCGACAGTAGCTCCTCAATGGACTTCTGGCTTACCTTCGGCAAATTCTGGTGATATTCTTTACTACAACGGCTCAACTTGGGTGACGTTAGCTAAACCACCATCAACAAATCCAGATGGAGAATGGTTTGTGTTAGCTCACGCTGGTGGCTCTACAGTAGCACCCGAATGGATTCCTCACGACTGATAAATCTAGCATGAAACTTTGACCATGTTCACCGCTAAAGTAGACACAAGCAAAATGAATTATCTCATGGCAGAGCTTGCTGCTGAGAATTACAAAGATTTAAATGAAATAATCAAAGACCAGACAAAAGTAATTCTTGGTAATTTGATTGCAATTACACCTCCGGGAAAGAGACAGGGAAATGATTTCTTAAACAAAAAAGGATACATTTCAAATGCAGCATTTCAAAATGCAAAAAAAGTAATCACTTCAGACGTTGCTAAGTTGTTTCCCACTTCTGCCGTTGAAGAAAATAAGCTAAAAGGGCAAATCGCAGGTGGCAAAGAATTTAAAACTGCATTGGGATTGCGACAAATAAAGCAGTTTGCTGGCTCAATTGCAGAGCTTGAAAGAATTCACAAACAATCAAGAAACAAGCGTGGAAGAGTGAATGCAGGGAGAGCTTCTGCAAATATGGCTTTAACTAGAACCCAAATCAAAAATGAATTTAAGAAAAGGCAATTTGCAAAGATTGGTTTGCTGAACGCTGGCTGGCTTAACGCTGCAAGAGATTTAAAACTCGCCAAAGCAGCGACCCCCAAATGGATAACCAGACACTCACCAAAACCGGGATATGCTATTTTCAGAAAAAGCAAACGGGGCTTGGCTATCACAATTGCAAACAAGGTAAACTATTACCCTAAAGATGCAGCCGCTAGAATCAATCAGTCAATTTATCGTTCAGAGCGTCACCTAAGAGCATTGATAGGGGTTGCAATGAAGAAAAACGCTGAAAAAACAAACCGCAAAATGCGCAAAAAATGATTAGGACAGACATAATTAAAAGGCTTCAAAGCTATTTACAAACTCATTATGATGGTAATATCACCATTTTAACTGAAGAAGATGACGGTGATTTAACCCCACCTTGCGCAGTTGTTCGTATAAGCTCTGCTGAAGACATGGGAGCAAATCAAGCTTACGTTTGGGATTTTAACGTGATTGTTGCCGTGTTCCATGATGCCGATGATGTTACAATTGAAACGGCTGAAACTGACTCCGCTGAACTGTTTAATGAGCTTGCAGATTACGAAGATGTAACTGCTTATTTAAATTCTGGGAATTTTCAAGCATCAGTGTGGCATCCGCAACTTATTGAAGCAGGACGGGAAGAAACCAAGTGGACGCACTTTCAAACTTACAGGCTTATTGCTGGCCCGGCTTAATTTTGACAACAGAAAATTATCATGGCAGTTACAATTAACGGCGCAACCGTATCTTGGGGCATCCCGGCAGCAGGGAAGACAGTAGCAGACTCACTTGTTGCTGGAATCGTTCAAGACTTTGAAATTTCAACTGACGGCAACGTAGCTGAGATAGCTGATGAAGATGGTGACATGGTTGCCAGAGTTGACCACGGCGAAAAAAATACTGTTTCTTTTTCAAGTTTAGTAACCGCATCATCTCCAACCCTCCCATCAAAAGGGACTGCGGTTACATTTGCATCTGCAATTGACGGTGTTGATTTTACTGCTGGGGAAGCTTTTGTTGAATCAGCGAGCATCACTCACGCTGGCACAAACACAGCAACAGTAAGCTTCACAGTAACACATTATCCTTACTTTGCTTAATGCCTAGCCTTGAGCAGCTTCAAAAAGCTATCCAAAACACAGAAGGGAAAACCCCTAGTGAAATTCTTGAGGCTTTTATGCCAAAGGGTAAGACCGTTGGCGGCGTTCCTTTGGTTGATATAACCTTTGGCCACGGTTTATTTCTTTCGAACATCAATCACCCGCTTGCAACCGGGCAGATTGATGATTGGAAACCCTATGACATCGCTGTTGCGCTTTTTGCTTTTACTAGAACATCAAAAGAGCTTACTCAGCTAATAAGGGAAGACAGGCTAGAAGACTCTCTTTATGAATTTTTAGATGCAATTCCTATGGATGAAGTTGAGCAATCTTCAGCAATTTTAATTGCTCACTACTTTGGTTCAATGAAAACGATTGTTCCAATGGATGCCCCGGAAGGTGTTAAAGCTCAAAAAAAAACCCGTTCGGGTGGTTCTTGAGTAGTGTTTCCGGCATTTGCCGAGAATATAAATGGAAGCCTGAGTATGTGATACATGAGCTTCCAATGTCACAAGCTTTTGCGCTTTCCGCTTGCTCTGGCTGGGCTGGTGGAATGATTCCCAAAAATGGCGGTCCTGCTGATTGGGAGCTTGAACGTGAAATCACAAGATTAGAAAAGCAAGTTTGACTTTTAACAAATTATAATCATGGCTGGTGTAAACGTAACAATTGGGGCTGATAGTAGCAAAGCCCAGAAGGAACTTGCTTCTTTCCAAAACAAAACAAAAAAGATTGCGTCTACAATTGCCAAGGGTTTTCAAGAACGAATCGGGCAAAGAATGTTTGACGGGCTTATAAGTGCCGCCAGAAGCGTTCCTGCTAGGATGAAAGAAATGATTGATGCAGGTGGCAAGCTTTCTGACCAAATGGCCAAGACTGGAGCATCAGGGGAAGGTTTAGTTGTTTTAGAAAGAGCATTGAAAAACAACGGCATCGCAGCCGCTCAGATGGATGATATTTTGCGTAAAATGCAAGATTCATTTTCTGGTCTTAACTCAGAGCAAAAATCAACCGTTCAAGCGTTTGAAATGCTTGGGCTTTCGATGTCTGAGCTTAGAGCTTTAGACCCAGTTGATGCCTTAAAGCAAATCTCTGTTGCATTTCGTTCCGTAGGCTCAACAGCAGACAGAACAGCGGCAGCAATGGATATATTCGGAAGGTCTGGCACATCACTTATAACACTTTTTGAAGACCAAACTGCATTTCAACAAGCAGAAAAAGAATTGGGAAATCTGCCTAAGTTGCTAACCGACAATGCTCAAAAACTAGACAAACTTTCTGACCGCTTTGGAAACCTTGGAACTGCATTTGATGCAATAGCGTTGACTCTTGCAATTGAGTTTATGCCTTTAATTGACCAAATTACTGAAAAAATTCAAGGCATTGATTTTGAAGAAGTATCTAGAAAAGTTGCAGAAGTTGCCAGAGCAGTCATTGATTTGGCTCCAAAAGTGTTAGCTGTTGCAGCAGCCGTGAAGGGCATTCAAATAGCTAAATTTTTTGCCGTCATGGTTGCGGGGCTTACTAATTCAATAAGCCTTTGGGGTGCTGAGACGGCTGCTGTTGAAGCAAATACGGCAGCTAAGATTAAGAATGCGACTGCCGGGGCTGCCGCTGGGGCTGGTGGTGGTGCGGCTGTTGCTGGCGGAGCAACTGCAAAAGGTGCAGCCGGGGGATTGATGGCTAGATTTCCTCAAGTTTTAGCGGTTGCTGCAGTTACTTCGATTGGTTTAAAAGTTGGTGAATTTATAGGAAAAGGATTTGCAAGTTTTGTTCCCGATGGCCCTATGGGTTTTCCCGGAGACGCTCCTAGCGGCCAAGTAAATGAGCAATCGGTAAAAAGAAATGCAAAATTAGATAAGGAAAATGCAGCGTTTAGGGCAAGGCTTCAAGCCGAGCAAGATGCAGCAGCGGTAAGGCAAAAGCAAAATGAAGAAAAGGCAAACAAAGAAGCTGAAAAAAGAAAAGGAATTATCAAGTCAATCAGAGATGAATATGCCCACACTTTAAAAATTCTAAATGCTAGAATTACAGGAGACAAAAAGCTTTTAGAACAAGAAGAGCTTAGGAAAAAAATTCAAGAAGAACAAAGGGCATCTGCCGCTGAAGGTTTTATTTTGGATGCAAAAAGTGCTGAAAAAATTGTTATGAAGAAAAAAGAAGCTGAAGCAGCAGAGAAAAGAAGAAAAGATAATGAAATGAACTTAGCTAAATCACAACAAGAGAAAAAAGCTAACCTTGAAGGTGACATTAGTGAAACTGAATCCCGGTTTAGTTCTGCAATGACACGCTCTTCTATTACTGCTGTCTCATCCATGCAGGCCATTGGTGGTGGTGGCGGTGTTGCTGGTGAGTTAAACCTACAAAAAACACAGACCGACTTACAGCGGCAGCTAGTGGACTTGCAGCAAAAAATGGTTGGTCTTCTTGAAGGCGTTAAAACTGCAACTGGTCAGCAACCTGTCTCCCAATAACCGCTTTTGACAAAACCTTAAAGACACCCAGCAAGCACTCTAAATATGGCAATTACGACAAACGAAATAATCTGGGGTGAAACCTACAATATCAGTGTGTCTGCTCAAAATGCTGGTGGCAACGCCGTTACCATAGACGGAACATGGAGCGCAGCTTGCCGTATTAGTAAAGACTACATCGGTGGAGATGTTATTTTAAACCCAACTATGACGATTGCCGCCGGGGTAGCCACTACCAGCCTTGACACGGGCAATGATGAATTTAGCCACGGAGTTTATTATTATGATGTCAGGCTTACTGACGCAAATGGCCATGATTATTGGACGGACCCGGTTCGCCTAATCCTTGCAAACCGCAACACACCCAACACTTAATGAGCGTCGCAAACTCAATTGTTACAGTTTCCCAAACGACGGCAGCTTCTACTGTTGTCACTTCTATTACATCCAACAGCATTGTTGTTGTAGTAGCCTAAACACTTAATTTGACACAAAAAGAAATTTAGAATTATGACTGTTACATTCGCAAACACCACCCCGGTCGAATACCCGATTGAGCGCGGCAGGACACACTACATCTCTGCTGCAAGCGGTGACCTTACGGTTGAACGCTACACAGCAGCGGGAGCATGGTTAGCTGTTGACGGTAGCCCGGTTACTGCTGGAACGGAAAAGTTTCTTGTGACTTATTCCAACGGCGACAAAATTAGAGTAACTCCTTCAGCGGCTGGAACTGAGATGGTTCTTGAGAAATGAAGATTCAGAGTGCCAAAGCTGGGATTGGAACAGGACGGGCCGGATTGCAAGCAGCTTCCGGCCTGTTTTCTACTGCTGGGCTGTTTGATAAAGGTGTTAAATCGTTCCATCCGAACGACCTTGACCCTTACCTATTATTTGACGCTGAGACGTCAATGATAGGCACCCTTGAGAATCCCACTCTTGACCTAGACCCGGCGAATCCATCGACGCTCGACGTTATCACAGCGACCCGCAGCGGCGTTGCCACGTTCACCGATGCCAACGGAGTCATACAGTCAGCTAGTGCGAACACGGTGCGTGTTGACCACACTCAGGGAGCCGAGTTGACTCCGACGAAGTTTCAGCGGTTTGTGAATACTGCGTTTGACCAAGCATATTGGTCGTTTAGCTCACAGATGGGCAGTCCAGTTTACAATTATGACACTGCTCCGAATGGAGAGCAGGAAGCCACCAGAATTGTATCAAACGGTGGCAGTTATCCTCAAATCGTTGAGACTATAACAGGCTTAACTGTTGGACAAGAATACACCGCCAGCTTTTATGTTAAATCTGACGGGACTTCACAGATTCAGCAGTCCACACATGTCACTGGAGTAGGTTCAACTGTAAACTTCACACCAACTAACGAATGGCAACGGATTAGTGTTATAATCACTGCGACTGCTACCACGCATAATTTTGTTATATTCACAAGCAATAGTTCTGCTCCTGCTTCATCTTATCTTATTTGGGGGCCACAGTTTGAAGAAGGCACAACCGCGAGTGACTTCGTGGCGAATACAACGGGCAGCCCGAAGTTTATCACAGGGCCTACCTTTGGCCCACGAGTGCCGATGATTCTGGTGGAGCCGACTGCGACTAACTTGGTAACTCATTCTGACTTTTCTGGTGGGTGGCAGGAGTATCTGATTAATTCATCTGCTGGGAGTGGTTATGCGTCTCAACCTTCTCGCATCATTACTTCTACAGGAGCCAATGCGGCGTATTACATTCCAGTGGCGACAAGCAATGGCGTGTCATATACAGCCTCAATCTGGGCAAGGCGCGTCTCGGGAAGTGGTGGTTGTAACATCATTTATTTAAGCTCCCCTACAGCAAAGCAATCTATTTCCCTTACGAGTGAATTTCAAAAGTTCACCGCGACATTCACGGGCAAATCAGGCGGTGGAAATGTTAACTTCGGAGTTGATATAGTTACCTCTGGCGACTCAATAGAAATCGCAATGCCTCAAGTCGAGACCGGAAGTGTAAGCACCAGCTACATACCGACATCAGGTTCCACCGCGCAACGAGCCGCTGACAACCTTGAGATTACCGGCAGTGCCTTCACCGACTTCTTTTCAAGCTCAGAAGGAACGTTTTACGCTGAGTATCAATTCAACGATGCTGATGGTGCTAACTCACTTATCTATGGGTCAGCCGATAATCAGCGGTTTGCCTACAAAAATCTAGGCTCTTCGTCTCCGCTCCTTAGTTATGATGGAGTTAACGTGTTAAACTACG